ACCTACAGTTGTAACTGGTAGAAGAGAATTTATAAATACATTTGGTTCTATGAATGATAAACAGTATACTGGTTATACTGCAAATGAATATTTAACTAATGGTTCTTCTTTAACTGTTATTAGATTGCTAGGAACATCTGGTTATTCGCTTACAAATCCAATAAATATAGTAGCTAGTTCATCTTTAGGTCAATATTCTATTGCTACATTACATCCAACATATGTTGTAACAACTGATGGAACCGATCCTTTATTTGAAACATCTACAATAGTAACTAGTTCCGATACTGTTGGTTCATTTGTAATTACAGTATCTGGATCATACACTACAGATACATCTGCATTTACAGGAGCTACAAATAAAAATGGAACTGCATATTCTGCGTCATTATTTTCAACTAAAACTAGTTGGATAGGTAATGTATTTGGTTCAAATGCTGACGGAACCGAACCTGTATATATATATTCAAACTTTAAAAATGCAGGTTTAGATATATTAAATACAGCAGAAGGAGATGTAGATGTAATAATAGAAACTGCATCTGCCGAATCTTGGGATTTCTCTAATCAATATTCAGAAGCAACTACTCCATATATTACATCACAAATGGTTGGTTCATCTACTACAAACTTATTTAGATTTAAAACTATTTCTCATGGTAATACATCTAACTATGAAATTAAAGTAGGTATTGATAATATTAGACCTGCAGGTTCAATTGCAGGATCAGAATATGGTCAGTTTGATGTTGTAATAAGAAAAGTAAATTCAGATAAAATAATTGGTTCTCCATTTAAATCTGTAGATGAAGATACTAGACCTGATGTGGTAGAAAGATATACTTGTAATTTAGATCCTGATTCTACAAATTATATTGGTAGAATTATAGGAGATCAAGTTACAACTTCAGATTCCGATGGTAAGGTTACTGTTACTGGTGATTATTCTAATAAATCAAAATATATTAGAGTTGAAGTTACTAATGGAGTTAAAAATAAATCAATATCTCCTAACTTAGTTCCTTTTGGATTTAAAGCATTAATAGATCCATTACCAAATACATTTACAAATTCACCAGCTGCATCATTTGTTACTACTCAAACAATAAATGCATCTTACAATCCAAATAAATATTTTGGATTTAACTATGACTTTAGTTCAACAGACAACTTAAATTACTTAAAACCATTACCTGTAACAGGACAGCAAACTAATGGTTCTAATATTGATTTCTTATTATCAAATTATAATCAAGAAGCAGGTGCAAATTATCCTAACTCTACATCTCCTTATTCTGGAAGTATAGATTTAGATTCTGCAAATACTTCTGTTGAAACTAGAAAATTTATAGTACCATTCCAAGGTGGATTTGATGGATGGAAACCAAATTTACAAAAGAAAGTTGGTTCGGATATAAACGCTGCAAATTCACAAGGATTTGATTTGGCAAACTCATCTGCTGCAGGATATGCATCATATAAAAAAGCAATTGATATATTATCTAATGGTGATGTTTATGATATTAACATGTTATTAACACCTGGTTTATTATATCAATATCACGCTTCTATAATGGAATATGCTAAAAATATGTGTGAAGAAAGACAAGATATTTTCTATCCAATGGATCCTGTTGGATTGGAAGCAAATGTATCAACTGCTGTTAGTTCTATTCAAACTATAGATAGTAATTATAGTGCTGCATACTATCCTTGGGTTAAGATATTAGATACAAATACAAATAAACCTGTATGGGTTCCCCCTACTGTTGTTGTTGGTGGTGTTATATCATATACAGACAGATTCTCTGAACCTTGGTTTGCACCTGCAGGTTTAAATAGAGGTAGAGTAGTATCTGCTATGGATGTTAGAAACAGATTAACTCAAAAAGAAAGAGATACATTATACGATGCAAGAATCAATCCTATTGCAAGTTTCCCAAGAGAAGGTATTGTTATTTGGGGTCAAAAAACTTTACAAGGAAGACCTACTGCATTAAGTAGTGTAAATGTTAGAAGACTATTGATTAGATTAAAAGCATTTATCAAATCACAAGTTAGATATTTGGTATTTGAAAACAATACTTCTACTACTAGAAACCAATTCTTAAATATAGTTAATCCTTTCTTAGAATCAGTACAACAAAGGCAAGGGTTATACTTATTTAGAGTTAGAGTAGATGAAACATTAAATACACCTGATGTAATTGATAGACAGATGTTAATTGGTGAAATTTATATTCAACCTGCAAAATCAATTGAGCAGATTGTTATACCTTTCAATATTACTCCTACTGGCGCTACATTTGAATAATGATAATCAATGAGGGGAGATTATATCTCCTCTCTTTTTTTAATTTTAGGTAAATTATGAAAGAAGTTAAATTATATAAATCTTTAGATAATAATATATATGAAACAATGAAAGATTGTTTAGATGCTGATAAAAAATATTTAATACACTCACTATTTATTAATAAGGTATATGATAACAATCTACAAACGTTATTTAACAAAGGAAACGATGAATTTTGGTCTGAATTAAAAAAGAAAATAGAAACTATACTATATAATAATATAGATGAATATATACAAACAATCAATATAGTTTCAAATAATAATGAAGAAGATACGCAAATAAAAAATACAAAAATAACTAAAAATAAGAAACTTTTAGTAGAAACTGCAAATAATGAATGAAAAACAGATAATAGAGCAATTAATAACTATAATTAATGATTATAGAACATCCAAGTATAAACCTGGTGATATATCATTAGTTACTGGTTTACAGAAACAAGCGGATGGTACTTGGGCACAGCCATCTGGAAAACAAGCTGATAGAAAATCAAATCTAAAAAGAAAAACTACAACTACAACACAGACACCAAAAACAACCAGAACTATTGATTATAGATCAAACTCTTATGATAAGTATGTTAAATCAGGAAAAGTAGATAAAGATACTTATGATAAGATATTGGCAATGGATCCTACAAAAGAAAAGAAATATATAGATAAACTATTATCATTTTTTCACGATCATAACAAGAAATTAGAAGATATAAAAGAATTTATGATTCACTTACAAAGACTAGCCGGATTAGGAATAATAGATAAAGATGCTGCACTTAAATCTGATAATATGGATCAAGTTTTAAGTGGATTAAAACAATTAAAAGATGTTGGTAAAGAAGATAATATAAGAATAAATCATGATAGTCAAAATTTAATATCTACTGTGTATAATCAAAACGGTATAATGATAACTACACCAAATATACAAGTTACGGCTTGTATACAAACTATGGGATATGAATGGTGTTTACCTGCAAATGGATCTACTAAATATCAAGCATATACTAATAAGTTTATGATTAAACCATATTATATATTAGATAAATCTGCATCAGAAGAAAATGAATTACAAAGAGTTGTTGGTTTGGTATATCCTGATGGAGAAATAGAATTATATACATCTACATATAATCCGGTAGACTTTAATTCATATATAGAAGATACTCAAATAGATATTTCGGTGTTTAAACCTGTATCATTAAGAGATATAAATACATTATTAACTAAAAAACAAAATTAAACTATATTTATTATTATAGAGTATATTCTCTATAATAAACTTATATACTATGATATTGAAAATTGAGGAATTACAATGCCAGAATTATTAGATCCGAATGAGATATTTTTTACTGCATATGAACCGTTGCAGATAAATAGATTCGTTCTTTACATTGAAGGTGTTCCATCATTTATTATTCATGCAACCGAATTACCAAAATTAGAGCATGAAGTTACCATATTACACCATATCAATGTTAATAGAAAAGTTAAAGGTAAGTCTAATTGGAATGACATATCTTTGACATTATATAATCCAGTAGTACCTTCTGCTGCACAAGCTATGATGGAGTGGATAAGATTATCTCACGAGTCATTAACTGGTAGAGATGGTTACTCTGATTTCTATAAAAAAGATTTGACATTGAACTTATTAGGACCGGTTGGTGATAAAGTTCAAGAATGGACTATCAAAGGTGCATTTATCAATAACTTTGAACCAGGTTCAGTTGATTGGGAAACAGGTGGTGCATTGAAGAGTACTGTGAATTTATCGTATGATTATGCAATACTTCAATATTAATATCTCCTTATAAATCAACAACTTACGAAAGAATACTTTAAAAACACAACTACTTATTATTTAGTAGTTGTGTTATTTTTTAAATAAAAATTAAATATATACGTTATTAATTTTTGAATAAATGTATAGAATTAAAATGAAAAACTATAAATGTAATAAATGTAACAAAGAATTTGATAGTTGTAAATCAATAGCAGGTCATATTAGACATTCACATAAAGATTACAATCCAACTCAATATTATATAGATACTAATAACTATAATTATTTTTAATTTATATATTTTTTTAAACTTTAACTATATTTATTATTTTAAACAAACTTATAATTTTTTAAAGGTTTACAATGGCACAATTAGAAAGTGAACATAAAACGGATGCAACTACCGTTTCAAATGAAGATATAGTTGCAAAATTACAAACTCAACATTTAAATCAACAATACAAAACACACAACTACTTAACTGAAACTATAGAGTTACCAAGTAAGGGATTGGTTTATCCAAAAGAAAATCCATTATCATTGGGTAAAGTTGAGATGCGGTATTTAACTGCTAAGGATGAAGATATATTAACATCTAGAAACCTTATAAACAAAGGAGCAACTATACTATTTGATAGATTGCTTAAAAGTATTATAGTTTCTGATATAAATCTAGATGATATTATAGAATCCGATAAAGAAGCATTACTTGTAGCCGCAAGA